GTGTTGGAGAGGTGGAAGGTGAGGTTGGTGTGCATGCCAAGATCACGCACATGCCTGTACAGCCATGCAACCATGAGCACCGGACACGTCAACTAGTTCCACTAGTTGACGTGCCCGGTACACGTCGTTGTTTCGCCTACTATGGGTGTGTGCTCAATGAGCGATCAGCTATGGTGAAGCGCCACATGATTGAGATACCACCTGGCTCACCCTTAATGACGGCACATATTCAGGCCGCCGCTCGTGGACTGCGCGAGTGGTTGCCACCTGTGCCGTTGGAACCACTAACACCTGAACAGCTCTTGGATAGGATGTCTGGGCCGAAGAGGAAAGTCGCACAACAGGCTTTTGATCGATACGCTCAGAGAGGTTGGGACGCTAACGCACATAAAGTTAGCGCTTTCGTGAAATTTGAGAAGGCCATGCACGACCTTTTCGATCCTCCGGAACTAAAAGCTCCGCGCCTAATCCAGCATCGCAATCCGATGTATATCTACGAGTTGGCCCGATATATTAGACCTATCGAGGACCACGTTTTCCACCACGTGCGATACCGTAGAATAGAGCGGCCTTGGACAACAAAAGGCATGAACTCTTGGCAAACGGGAGCCAGAATTGGCCAGATGGACCGTTGGTCCGATACCGTTTGGATCCTACTCGACCACAGCCGCTATGATTCGACTCTTCGGACTGAGTTGCGCGACTGTCTGGAATGGACATATTATACCGAGTTCTATAAAGGTGACAAATGGCTCCAGGAACTCCTGCGAATGCAAAGATCGAATAGTGGCAGGACAGCGAATGGTATCCGCTATCGAGTGGAGGGTACCATGTTGAGTGGCGAATACAACACGTCATGCGGCGACTCTATTATCAACTACGCCCTCATCAGGCATTGGGTTGGGCCTGAAGGGGACATAATTGTTAATGGGGACGACTCTGTCGTAGCCGTGCCAAGGCGAGTGTACGAGCGATTGGACTTGGATTTCTTCGGCAAGGTTGGGTTGAAGACGAAAATGGAAGTGGTGTTTAGTATTCACAATGTTGATTACTGCCAATGCAAACCAATCAGGGTGCAGGGGAAGTGGAGGATGGTGCGCGATCCACAGCGCGTGCTGTCCCGAACTGCCTATACCTGCAAAACCGTTACGAACTACGGCGAATTGGCTTGGGCAGTAGGTATGTGTGAGTTGGCGTGCAATGATGGGGTACCGCTATTACAAGCATATGCCAGTCGTCTAATTGAGTGCAATCCGCAGCAGAATTGGAAACTGCTTAAGGCGGAGATGGGAGAGAATCGACGCACGGATAAAATCAAAGAGCGGCAAAGCGACATAGACGACCAGACGCGGTTGGACTTTCATTTATCGTTTGGATGGGATCCTGGACAACAGATGGCTTTCGAGTCCTGGATCGCGGTTCAAGATCTGAGTGTTTTGGCTTAACCACCATGGGGGGGTCTTTAAAATAATCCCTATGTGTTCA